CATCTACAATTGTAAGTGGCACAACCAGTGATGGTAGTCGTGAATTCACTGATAATACTTTCTTTGGTACACCTGTTTATACTGTTGGTCAAGAAGGTGCTGCTTTTAGTGGTTTTATTAAAAATGAAGATGGCGTTAGTTTTATTGGAAGTTATTACACATTTACAGTAACATCAATTTCTGGTGGTACTGGAAATGTTGACTACGTAGAGACTCCGTTAACAGGTACGCCTTATGTTCAATATCAGGATATGGTATTAGCTGTATTGAGAAGCAAAGCAACTGTAACTGACAATGTTGATGCTCCTTCCGTAACGACATTCACTGTTAATGCTATTGATTTTGATTCAAATTTAACAAATGATGGCACTGGTGATCTTTTCAGAGAATTTACCTTATATGTTTCGTTATCAGATGGCGGAACTGCTACATACAATGTATCAATGAATCCAAATGCTAGTAATTTTATAGCTAATGTATTAGGCACTACTCCAACAGCCAAACAGTCGCATATTTGGGTTGAAGCGGTTTATCCTGATCTAATTAGTAAACTCGACGTTGATGGCGACGCATTTACGCCAGAAACAATGCTATCAGGTATTGCTTCATATGCTTTCGGTATTTCCAATAACATTATTAAAAATACCGACGGTATTTTTGTTAATCGTAAGGAAAAATTCAAAACACCTGAAACACCTTGGGTTGTATCTCAGCTAAAAGGTAATATTGTTGACAGGTTATTTAAATTTGTATCAATTTCTGACGGTGATGATGCCAACCAAGAAATCAAGGTGAGTATCGTTAATATTAATCCTGAAACGCTTGAATTTGACGTAATTATCAGATCATTTTATGATACTGACGCTAATATGAACATTTTGGAATCATTCACAAGATGCTCTCTAATTCAGTCAAAAACAAATTTTATCGGACAACGAATTGGTACTACCGACGATAACTATGAACTGTTAAGTAAATATGTTATGGTTGAGCTAGCTGCAGATATTAAACCAGAATCATTTCCAGCAGGTTTTGAAGGATATTGGTTTAACACATTTAAAACAGCTGTAACGCCAAAGATTTTCTACAAAACAAGCTACGCTTATACAGATAAAATTGCGAAAACCTCTTTAGGTATTTCAAATACTGCATATAATACAGCTAATTCAGTTGGTATAGGTGTTAATCAAAATTTCTTCAACTATAATGGCTGGAAGAATAGCGAAAGCAATCCTACTGGATTTACAAAAACAAAGGGCTTTCATATGGACGTGGACGCATCAATCGTACTTGCAGATAATCTTGACCCACTTGAATTTGAAGTTGGTATCAGTAGCTTTAAATCTATTCAGGACGTTTTATTACCATCAAATGCTTATAATTCTATTAAAACTAGAAAATTCACTATAGCATTTTCTGGCGGATTCGACGGATGGGATATCAATAGAACAAACAGAACTCACACCGACCTTTATCGTGAAGGTGGTATCTATGACGGAGTTGGCGCAGGTGTAACGCCAGCTAATGACTATCAGGCATGGGAAACTGCTATAAACACTTTCTCAAATCCTGAAAAGATTACCATCAATTTATTTGCGACGCCAGCAATTAACTGGTCAGACAATACTACTTTGGTAACAAAGACAATTGAAATGATCGAAGAACAAAGAACTGATAGCTTATATATTATTGATGCACCAAATATCGACATAGCAATGTCAATAGGTGATAATAATAATACTGATGTGGTTGCTTCAAACGATATTGTTGACTTGTTAAACAGCACAGATATTGACAGTAGCTACGCTTGTACTTATTTTCCTTTCATTCAGGTTAAAGACACTCAGAACAATGTGAATGTTTATATACCGCCCACAGGCGAGGTTGCTAAAGCAATTGCTTATACTGATACGAAGAAATTCCCTTGGTATGCACCTGCTGGTCTTGAACGTGGTGTAACCGATGCAAGAAGATCAAAATATAAATTGAGTCAGGAAGCACGTGACGTTTTATACAAAGGTAGAATTAACCCAATGGTTGACTTTTCAAACACTGGAACAGCTATATTTGGTCAGAAAACCTTACAAGTTAGAGAAAGCGCACTTGATAGAATTAACGTAAGAAGATTGTTACTTCAAATCAAGGTATTGATTTCTAATATCGCAATGAGATTGATTTTCGAACAAAATGATCAAGCAACAATTGACCAGTTCAAACAAAAAACTAATCCTATCCTTGACGGTATTAAGAGAGACAGAGGCTTGCTTGAATTCAAGGTTGTTATGGATGATACGATCAACACGCCAGAAACCTTAGACAGAAACGAATTATACGGTGAAATTTATCTTAAACCGACTCGTTCACTAGAAAAGATTGGTATCGGTTTTACCATTGCACCATCTGGAGCATCATTTTCAGAAATTTAAATATATAAATTGAGCTTATAAATTATGTAAGCTCAATTTTTAAAAAAATTAGTATTTATAATAAAAAAGACAACATGGCAGATTTAATTAGGGGTATTCCATTCGCATATGAACCAAAACGTATTAATCGTTTCTTCGCCGAATTTCCAGACGAACTTGGCATTGAAGTATGGGCTATACAAAAATTCAAGAGACCATCACTGAATATAAATAAGGTTGATATTAAGTATATGAATGAGACTAATTATGTCGCAGGTGCATATGCTTGGCAAGAACTCGACCTTACCTTTCTTGACGTGATCGGGCCTTCAACATCACAGCAACTTATGGAATGGGTAAGATTGCATGTCGAATCACTAACAGGACGTATGGGTTATGCTGCTGGTTACAAAAAGAACATTTATCTTAAGGCACTCGATCCAGTCGGTGTTGAGGTTGAGAAATGGTTCTTGGAGCAATGTATGATAACATCTATCGATTTTGGCGAAAACAGCTATGACGATGATGGACTTGCTACCGTAAATGTAAAAATCCAACCTTGGAGATGTATTTTGAATGTTTAACAGCATTACACAAAATTAAAAAACCGTATAGAGATATACGGTTTTTTAATTTGTAACAATATTCTTTTGTAAAATACTATCGAAGTCGAATTTTTCGATATCAGTTAAAATTGTTTCGAGTAAAGGCGGCGTGTTAGAGTATCCATGTTTATGCGACAACAATGCTTTTCTAAACATATTTAAAACGTAAACAATAATGTCCCCACGACCTATTGGGTGACCATTTTCAAAGATATTTATCCTGTCCTGTGGCGTAAGTATTGTCGATTTAAAATTAGGATTACCATTATGCGATAGTAGTGCTATTTTATCTGAAACAAGGATTGAGTTACTATAATAATCTGAGCTATTAATAATGGGTTCAAATGTCATTGTTAATGACGATGGATTTTTTGTATTAAGCGTATTAATATCGCCATTCATATGCTTGCCAGCACGAATAATAACCTGATTCTTTTTTAAAATTATATCGGTATTCACTCTACCAATAATGCCGACATCATCAATCTCTGGAAATACACCAGTAGTGTTCGGATTTGTTTTCACCGATTTTAAAGGCTGAACTGCACCCATCTCAGTTGTTGATAATGCTGTATAAACTGAATCGAACTCAATCTTCTGGGGTTGTGAAATCACGCTACCCATCCAAAATCTATTTCTGTTAGGGTATTTAGTATCCATTATAAATACACGCACTACTTCGCCCACTTTAGGGTAAATGTGATAATATTTTGGAAGCATTGGGCTACAATAAGGCAAATCATTCTCGTCCTTCTTATTATCAAGTTCCAATATCTTTACCCTTATTCTTCCGCCATCGGTAGAATCGGTTATAGATATAACCTCGCCATAATATATGGTTCGAGTGGTGTTACCACCAGTGCTTTCGCTTTCAAATATCCTGTGCGTTTGTAATGTTTTTCTATCGTACATTTTATTCTATTAATTTTCGGTTATCAAGTTCTTCAATCAATTCGATATACTTCTTTTCAAGTTCTCTTATGTAATCCAGCTTCTCATTAATAAGTGCCGTTGTATCGTCAATTATGTGTGTTAAATCAATGACATTGTCTTTCAGATTATCATGGGACACTTTTACAATGTTAATCTCATGCAATAATTCAGTTGGCGTAAATTCTTTTATATCTGTCATGCTTATAATATTATTCCTTTACCACCTGATAAATTTGTTGTTGACCCAAGTACTGTTACAGGGCCTGATGGTGACGTTCCAGCTGCTTGCACCAAAATTCCTGGGGGTATGGCTACCAGTATGATAGCCTCCTCTTGCAATGCTCTAATTATCTCTTCAACACGAATTCTTTCCATGATTTCATCAGGTGCGACTTCGCCTGTTGATAATACTCCAACAGACAGACCTGCCTCACTTTTCCTAGCAATAATTCTCGATGCTATTTTTATTGGCGATAAACCCGATCTATTAGCAACGCCTGTAAGTATTAGTGGCGTTGGAATAGTTGGAGCTGAACTCACATTTATGTTTAACAGTTTGGATATGTAGTCCATTAAAGATTCTATGCTCATATTTTTACTAATTTTGTTGGTATAAGACTCTGAATAATTCTTTTAACCTGATTTGTCTTTTCCTTAACGAGCTTTTGTATTATTGGCGATAATAACTTAGATAACTCTGAAACCACTATAGCCAAAATATAATCAACCATCATATTAACAAATACAGGTGCTAAGCATTTAATGAATTGTTTTGCATCGCCGACCTCCTCAAGAATTGTTGTGCTTGGGCTTGGCTGATTTCCAGATGTTAATGTTCCCATAATTGCCCTAAGCGTAACTATTTGAGGCGACATAACTAAAGCGTTTATGATTTTCTCTTTAATCATATTAATAATCCTAGCGAAATATCCATCTCTTGCGGCGGCAGAATTCTCGTCAATAATAGCTATTGTATCTGGATTCTCACCATTGGTAATACAGGATTCAACGGCATTGCCAACAAGAGTAGGATCATTGGATGATGATATTGTTGTAGTTGCGCCAGAGAAAAATTCTGGCGTTAAACTGTTATAGATATATCCGCATCCTAAATTATACTCAACAGTACCATTTTTTAAAGCATTTGCTGCATCAATGATATCATTCAGATTTAACGGATTGTTATCATCGTCGAGCATATTGTTTATGGTTTCCTGTAATTTAAGCTCGTTTATAATCTGATCTATGCTCTTATCCTCTGTCTTAGCCATAGTGCCAAAAATGGCATCCAAAATGTTCGTAACAACCTCTTTTTTATTTATGATAGCGGCTGCATCAATATAATCTGAAAACCATTTACCTATACTAAAATTTTCAGTAGCCGTAGTCGGTTTAAAGGTTAATGATTGCGTCACCTGATCAAAACTCATTGACAAACCACAGTATTCTTGTGGCACTTGATTTAAATAAGCTGACCGTACCTTTGTATCAAAATCTGGAATAACATTATTAAATTTAAGGTCTTCCGAAATAGTCCCAGATTTGATCTTAAACTTAGACTGCGAATCAATGCTTTTAATAGGCACTTGGATTCCATTCTTAAAAGACGCAGGTATCTGATCGCCGCTGTTACCCTGTGTAAACTGTTTTTTCAAAGGTTCTTTCATTTCAGATTCTACCTTTGTAAAAAAGTCTGTTAAAAGTCCGCCGATCATTTCCTTTAACAAAGCACCGCCAACGACCTGTTTTAACACATCGAGCAAAAATGCTATCTCGTCATTGGATTTAGTCTTTACGGATTTATAAGTACTTTTCAATTTAGTAATTTCCTTTTCATCATGTAAAGAAGACAATGACCCAATTGTAGCAAATATACTTTGTTTTCTCTCGCTAATACTCATATTTACTGCGTCTTTTCTTTTTCTTTATCCATTTCGTCATGAACCATGTCAATTAAAGCCTGTCTGCTATCGCTGCTAATGTCATCAGCCTTTTCGTCATCGCCGTTAGTCTTTGTCTTAGAGTCATATACAACTTCTTTAAGATATTTTAACATTAACAATTTCTGGTCAGCATTTTTGGCTTCTGCTGCAATAAGCTTGATAAGCTGATCGCCGATAGCGGCAACTTCGCCAGTTTCTTTAATCTTTACTTCCCATTTATTAAACAGACGTATAGCTTTTTGCTTGATATTGAGCGAATCGTCATAAATTTCCTGTAGAAGATCGTTCATACTTTCTTCATCGAATCTCAATCTTTTTCTTGCTGGTCTTGGCATATTATAGTTTTTACATATAAATACTAAAAAATATGATTTATTGGAAAAAGCTCTGTTTCTTCATGTAGTATAAATCCTTGAAAGGCTTAATAGCCACACGAATTTCCTTTGTTGACAGATTTGTTATTTCCTTTAGATATAGCAAAATCTTATTCTTTGCAAAAATATTGCTAACCTTTTTATTATACTTACCATCGGGGCTATCTTCTTTGAACAGTAATTCCCAATTTTTAAGAATGTTTATAATGGCATCGCCAACGACAAGTTCATTTTTCTTAATAGTTGGCTGAGATATTTTATCATTAATCTCATCTATAATAGATTGAATTAATTTATCAAGTATGTCAACGCTGTTTTCGCCATCAAGTTCATATGCATACGAAGAATTATTATCGAAATCATCGGTATAATCCTCATAAGATAAGTTAGTCTTCTTTTCGGTGTAGCTTTTTCTACCATGATCCTTATAATAGTTACGAACAATTGTTTGACAATAACTGAAAGCTTTGGTCTTGTTACCAGATTTTGTAATTGTATCTGGTTTATACTTAACCATTTGCTCAATAAGATGACTCAAAGCATTGGATTCAACCTCTGCAATGTCGTAGCATCCGATATAAATCGGATATTTTCGTAATATTGATTGTATCATTTTACGAAATGGTACAATCAATATTTCATTATAAATTTTGTTTTTAACTTCGGCGGAATCTGTCGCAATATAGTCGATTATGGCTTGTTCCTCTTTTTCGGCAAAGTATAACTCATATTTCTTTTTTTTCATTTAAATATTCGTTTTTAACTAATGCTAGATAGATTTAACTCTCTATCTTTATTGAAGAAGTACTCCTTCATTGCAATGTCGAACCAAAACTTACGTTCCAGTTTTGGCATTGTTTTAGAATATACTTCGAACATGCTGTCTGGGCGATCTACCAAATGCTTGTAGATGATCTTTGGAATGATGAAAGCCTTGCTGTTATTATTCAATGACCTTAGCAAGTATTCAAACATAAATGTTAACTTTATATTAACTTTATATCCACCATTCTTTACAAAGTCTGATTTTTTAATCACAGCACCCGAAAGCTTGAAGTCTGAATAAGATTTAACGGTTTCAACGCTAAGATACCCAAGGTTTTCAATGTCGCCTGCGAAATGCTGCGACCAAGCAATTTCGTTCGAAATTTTTACTGGTTTGTTTTCAGTATCAACTTCAAGCATCATTAGAATGAAAATATCTACAAGCGGATAAGCTGCTGCGTACTGTGTAGCGTTTTTCACGTATGTTTTGCCTAGTTCATCATCAAATTCTAAAACTGAAAAATATTCAGTATCAATTTCATTTACAGCCCAATTGATTTGTGACTGATAGTCGGCAGCTGCATCTGTAGTCGTTATAAATTTTACAACGTTTTCAAGATTTAGCTCTTTCACAAAGAATATTACCTGTGCGGCTTTTGGTGGAAATACCACTACTAACTGTGGCTTATCAGGAGCATTGTCCTGATCTGCAACAGATTTAATCGCCTTAGCTAGATATTCTTTAACAGTGTCATTGAATTCTGATACTGGAATTATTATACTTAATTGTGTCATTTTCTATTAATTGTTTAATGCATTTTTCAAAAAGCTTATTCTTTCTTCAACATATTTAGAGTAAATCTCTGTAAGCTGTTTTTCAGATTTATCCATTGTATATCTGTCGGCAATTGCTGACATTGTTTCATAGATTTGATCTGGAATACTGTCATCGATGAATTTAGTTAATAAATCGCCGATCATAACAGGAATATCATAAATATTGCTGGTATACATGCCTGCCTCAACATATTTCTTGCTGGCGTCTTGCAAATATTCTGGCTCAATGTCTGGGACAATAAAGATCGGAATTACACCACTTTTCATACACTCAATTGGGAATGTTCCGAAAGATGCTATTCTATCAATCCACACAGCCGCAAAGTTATTTCTAAGTCTTTCGGCGAAGTCAATTCTATCCAATTGTGTCGGCGGTTTAGTGTTCGTTAGCAATGGATCAAATGTCACCCATTTCAAATGAGGATACTTACTGAAAAATAGTTTAATAACCTTTGAAATGTCATTACTATTTCTGCCTACGATAGAGATAACTGGTTTCTGAGGCATTTCAGATGGCTTGAAGTAGTCTGGAATACCAATATCATATGTTTCCACTTTATACTTTTCACCATAAAATGTGTTAAGCATTGTTCTAAGTGTTTCAGATGTTGTAATAACATCATTAATACCGAACAATTCGAAGTCAGTGCCTGGAATTAAGCCATTTAACATGTAATCAAAAGACTGTAACAAACATATTTTCTTACATGGTAAGTTCTTTGTTTGTTCCATAATATTCGTAAACACCTCTGGAATGATCATAAAGTCATCTGGCGATACATTTATTTTTGAATCAGTAATTAATACATGTTTAATGTCTGTCAATGATGGTTCAATCCACTCAGGAGCTTTCAGATCAGAACTTTCGGTCATCATTGTGACGTTATATCCCATATTCTTTAAAACATTTGCATGTGTATATAGCTCATATACTGATGCGGAAGGGCCTGCAGAGTCTGGAACACAGAATATGAACTTAGATTCCTTTGCTTCCAATCTTGCGACTGCTTTTGTTAAAACAGTGATCTTTTCTTTGTTTAAATCGTTATTTTCTAGCATTTTTATAATTATTCGATTGTTTTTGTGTATCCTATCATTTTTTCGAACTCGTCGTTATCGACCAATTCCACTAATTGTAGGACTGATGTATATTGTTTACCATTTTCAACATTATATGGTCTATCAATTTTAATAATTGTTTTACCTTCTTGAAGCTTTGTATCAAGCAACTCTGGGTCTGTTGTAATTATAATATCAACGTCTTTAATAATATCTGTTGACTTCTCAACAAATTTATAATTACTAAAGCGTGACATTACCCTACTCAGGAAGAATAATGTTGGCGGAATAGTGTGAACATTCTCTACGGAGAAAATTGTCACCTCAATATTCTTACCATATTTGTATAAGAAATTCTTAAGGTCTAAGTCAAGTCCTTTATACATAAACGGCGCAGAGCCAGATATTTCAAAGACATAATCAAGATGCATGAATTTATTATACACTTCAAGTCCAGTTTGATTAACTGTTTCAACATTTGAAATGTATGCATCGACTGGCGCATCACCATTCTCGTCTGTAACGTAGCTTAGAGGGCTAATATCGTCAACAAATTTGTCCTTAAGTACTTTTATTTGTTCGCTAACTGCTTCCCATTTATATGTGTTAAAATAGTCATATACATAGGGTATATTTGTTGGCACACCATCTGCGCCAAACTCATTGAAATAATAACGATCAAACTGAAGCCATTTGGCTCGCAAGATTTCGTTAATATCGATTCCGATTTTTATTTTTTCTGTCATTTCTTATAATGTTCTTTAAATTTTGCCTCAATTTTTGCGATAATAGGATTTCTAACATTTACATCCGTCTCATTCATTTTTATTGTTCCAATTTCTTCAACGTCTTCAAATAAATTAATTAATACGTGTAAAGAGCT